AGAATTTGATTTTAATGATGCATTAAAACCTTTGGGTGAAAAAAGAAATAATGGATTTGTGTGGGTACCAACCAAACAAATTATCATGGATGTTGACCAAGAAGATTCAACACCTGTATCACCGACTCCGACTCCAACGATTACATCAACCCCAACGGTCACTCCAACGACAAGTGTTACCCCTACGGTGACCACAACTCCAACTAACACCCCTACAACGAGTGTTACTCCATCCATTACCCCAACGACTACAGTAACCCCAACGGTGACCACAACCCCAACGATTAGTTTAACACCAACCAATACACAGACACCAACTATTAGTTTGAGTCCAACGAATACTCCAACAATTTCGGTGACACCGACAATAACACCATCACCATCTCAAGCACCATCAGGAACTACTGAAGCGAATACTTACTTATCAGCAGTTGTTTCTGCAGGAGGAACAGGTATTACTTCAACAGTATCAGCAGCAACAAGAACATTATTTACAGAATTAGTATCTAACGGATTGTATAGTAAAATGACTGCTATGTATCCAATGTTAGGTGGTGTATCAGCAAGTGCTAAATTCAACGCTCTAAACCCTGTTGATACTGACGGAGCATACCGACTAACCTTTAATGGTGGTTGGACTTTTAATGCAAGTGGAGCAACTCCAAATGGTTCTAATGGATATGCTAAAACATATTTAACAGGAAATACCTTAAATAGATATTCACAACACATCTCTTTCTATTCATCAACCCAACAAACAGCAAACATAATAGATATGGGTTGTAGAAGTGGGTCTGGTGGTGCTGGAACTTATAGTGAATTAGTTATTTGCCAATCGGCATTTGGTGGTAATTTCAGGTCTTTTAATAATAATTCGGTAGGACTTGGTAATAATACAACAGCAAATACAGGAGCAACAGGATATTTTGTATCATCAAGGGAAACTGATACAAAGTCATATTTGTATAAAAATGGTTCATTAGACCAAAGTGGAACAACCACAACAAATGGAACAATACCATTTGACTTTTTTATTGGAGCAACAAATGATAATGGTAATCCATTATCATATTCAAGTAGAAGATGTAGTTTTGTGTCTATTGGAGGTGGATTAACTCCAAGTGAAATAACAACTTTATCAACAATAATAAACACTTGGGCTACAACCATAGGTAGAAACACATATTAAAATGAAAGTAGTATTACTAACAGAAAATGAAAAAAATAGTTTGGTTGGGGAATTAGTCCAACCTGATTGGTATTTTAATCCTGTATTAGATTGTGATGATAATTGGATTATATCAACCGAAGAGGTAGGTAATTCAATTTATCCACAACACGATTGGATTAAATCAATGCCTTTAATTGATTGGTGTGAACCATCACCACCATTTCCACCAATAGGATAATATGTTTAATATTGGGGGAATAGCATTTGACCGATATTATGTTAAGAGTGTTGAATTAGAATTGGACACTTGTGAATTAACAATAAAAATAATATTCCATAAAAGGGATAACAGAATTGAAAGAGAAAAACATTACAGAATAAAAACAGATTGTAATGTTGATATAAATAAAGTGATTGAAAACTTGGTTAATATAATAAAAAATGAGTAGAGTATTTATTAGAAAACAATTTAGTAATTATCTTGGTGAAAACAGAGCAATTGATGATATTGTTCAATTTTATATCCCTGATGGTGGAGTTACACCAACACCTACTCCTGTACCTGTAACACCTACGCCTACTCCAAGTATTACACCGACTAATACACTTACGCCTACACCGAGTATTACTCCGACCAACACAAATACTCCAACGACTACTACAACCCCTACGGTTACTCCTACGAACACGAATACTCCAAGTGTAACCCCAACCATCACCCCAACAAAAACAACAACGCCTACACCGACCTTAACACCGACTCCTACATCAAGTTCAACGCCTTGGACACCAGCACAATTAGTGGGTCTTTATGATTGGTGGACATCAACAAGTGGTGTTTCTTTATCTGGATTAAATGTTAATAATTGGATGGGATATAATGGTAATCTTTTCCAAAACTATAATGGGTCTTTTCCACCATCATATAACCCTACAGATATTAGTTGGAATAATAACCCATCTTTAACTATTAACCCATTAAATGTTTCTGCGAATGTTGGTATGTATGCAACAAGACCAACTGGTAGCACACCAACCTTTACAGCGATTATTTTATGTAAATTAAATAGTGTTGGAAGTGATAAAGCCCTTCTTACTATTTGGGACGAAAAAACAAGTAATGCGTCCAGAATGGCTTTATTTACAAACCCTAATAATCTAATATGGACATACCAAGAAGCGATAATTAATAATGGTGGATTATACACATCATCATCAATAAGTGGAGCGGTGGGAAATTATGTTTTCGGTTTATTTGATTATGACTCTGTATCATCACCAAAAACTCTTTCATTTAAGATAAGTAATACATCAAGTCTTGGTAGTGTGATAAATCCAGCAAGTGGAACAAGAATAACAGAAACATTAGAAAGATTAGAACTTGGAGCATATTTAGATAATGTTGTAGGCACTCAATCACCATCATTTAGTGTCGTTGATGTTATTTGGATAAATGGATTATTAAGTGCACCAGAAACAATCCTATTACAAAATTATGTTTTAACCAAATACGGAATATGATAATACTACAGGAAGGAACATTAAAAATTAGAATTGTATAAAAAAAAATAACAAAAGATGGTATACCTATATCAAGGTCAATTAAATCAAGCAGCTGTTGTAGCATCAAGAAATAAGTCGTTATCCAATCCGACTTACCTTTGGAGCATGCAACATAAGTTGAGTGGAAAACAATGGAGGTTTATTCCTTATCGTATTATTCCCCTGACTGATTATACACCTGGTTATGACCTTTTTTGTATAACCGTATCTGCTACCACAACAGAACATTTAACAGGGAATACATCGTGTGGTTTATGTGTTGTGGACCTATACCCTGGTGAGTATTACTTGAAAATTTACGAACAGGTATCCTCTACAAACCTAAATCCTTCGTTATCCCACGATGTGGTTAATGAAACAATAGTAAACGTTGTAGGAACAAATCAAAATGAACCCGTTACTTATGAGTCGGGAGATGATATATTTATCATATACAACGTTGATAATACACCTTAAATATGATTAAATTAGATACATTACAATTTGGAGACATTGATACCTCAACAAGATTTATTGAAAAAATAAACAGGGGGGATTTCTTTGTCCGCTGGGGATTGGATAACATGGAGATTGAAAGATGGTTGGACTATGTGGATTTCTCACCAATTCATAAAGCTTGTATTTCAAGTAAAGTTGATAACCTATCAGGTAGAGGGTTCAAAGTTGATTACCAAATCAATTCAAAGGAATCTCTAAATGACATCAACAAACAAATCTTTTGGGAGTTTTTGGTTAGTGGAAATTTGTTCCTTGAGATTTTATGGAAGAACGACAGGAAAGATGGCATTGCAGGTTTTCACGTAATACCTTCAAAGTATATGAGAGCAGGAGCACCTGAAGTAGGTGAGATTCGTTCCAACAAGTGGTTGTATTGTGAAGACTGGGCTAACTACAGACAAAAAAATGTGGGGGTAATTGAGTTCCATGAATTTGACCCCAAAAATTTTGAGTCACGTCAGATTGTTCATATCCGTCAATATCAACCTGGTTATAGATTTTATGGTGTACCGACATATTTGAGTTCAATGTTGGATATTAGATTATCACACGCTATATCTGCATTTAATCTTAGTAACATCCTCAATGGAGCATCTCCATCCATGTTCGTACACTTCCCTATGGATGCACCTGACTCACAAAATGAACAGGAAGAAATCTTACGTAGATTAGAAGACCGTTACAGGGGAGCACATAACGCAGGACGTATTATAGTGTCCTATGGTGAAACAGCACCGAAGATTGAACAGATTACCCCAACAATGCAAACAGGTGGATACGCAGAGATATTCTCATTGGTTCGTGAAAACATTTTATCAGGACACCAAATCGTTGACCCAAGTTTAATTGGATTGCCATCACCAACAGGATTTTCATCTCAAGCTGACCAATTAAAAACAGCTTATCAACTATTTATGAATCAGACGATAATCCCAATGCAGGACTTTATTATCCGTGAGCTGAGACCTCTAATTCAGTTGATTTACCCCAATCAAGAAATAACCTTAGAAATAGAACAAAACCAAATTATTAAAGATGAACTATAATGTGTTACTAATATCGGAACAGGAGCTAAAAAATAACACGCCAATCACGGAAAACGTTGATACTTCCGAATTGCGATTCAGCATTCAGCAGAGTCAACAAATCTTCCTGCAGGAGACGTTGGGAACGAATCTCTACGAATTTATTTTGGATTTGGTGGAGACCAATCAAATCATTGACCCTCAATATTTCAGATACAAAGACCTGATTAGAAACTTTATTAGACCGATGTTGATTAGTTATAGTTACTATCTCGCTCTTGATAATTTTTATATCAAGTTCGTTAACGTTGGTTTACAACAGTTCAGGTCAGAACAATCAAATCCTATTGACCTTAAGACGTTACAATACCTTAAGAACAAT